GATTCTGCGATCAGCACAATACTCTTGTGCTGCTTTCCACTTCGCCTGATTCACTGCATAAGTTTTACACTCAAAGAGATATGATTTAGTCACCCTTGTCTTTTTCTTCGGAGGTGCAGTTTGCTTTGCAGGTTTTACCTCAACAACATAAGTTTTGATCTTGCCAGTGGACTCTTTTACCTTTATAATAAAGTCTGGGAAATATCTATGGACTCTATTGTCTACGGGTGATATGTATGGGATACAGAATTCTTCTGATCCCCATGCTATAATGTTTTCATTGAGGTCACACCACCTACAAAACTTTCTTTCCCAACTACTCCTGCATATAATATTACTTGCATCTCCCTTATATTTTCTAGGATGCGAAGGTTTGTATTTACTTTTAATACTTTCTCCCATACATAATATATAAGGTTAAAAACTATTTAGATGTCACTCCGCGCCACATCAATATCAGAAATAAAGTCTAATATTCTTAGACCATCAACCACATCATCGTTTTTGGCATTCATTCCTTTCCCAAATAATTTTGAGGTAAGGTCTAGGTTGAGTGGTCTTCTTGGAGCTTCGCAAGAAAAATTAATTTTAGGATGCTGTGAGTGTAGTTTACCTGGTTCGTCTTTCATTACATCAAAACAAGATAATGACCGTACAGGCGTTACTGAAACTCATGCATATAGAAGATCCTATGAACCATTAGCACTGACATTTTACGTTGATGCTGAGGAATATCTTTCGATCAAGTTCTTTGAACTATGGATGAATCATATCGCTGGTGAGGATATTGGCGGTAAAAATGTAAGTGAAAACAATTTTAGTTATAGATTTAGATATCCTAATGATTATGTTGCGGATCAAGGTCTTAGTATTCTCAAATTTGAGAAGGATATCATCACTCAAGTAAAAAGACCAAATATATTGGAGGACATCGTAAATATTATTGCAGGAACAGATTTTGGGTCTGTGCAAAATAGGAGAACCGGATCATCCGCACAATATAATTTCTTCAGAGCATTTCCTATTTCTATCAATTCAATGCCATTATCATATGAGGCATCTAGAGTTTTAAAAGTGACAGTTAATTTTTCATATACGAGGTATACTTTGGATAGTGTTAATATAAGTGGAGAGAATTTATCTTCACCTTCTCAAGTCATCGCAAATCAAAGAGGGTTTGAAAGAGAACTTGATATTGCAACTGGAGGATCTAATCCTATTCCAGGAACCTTTAGTGCAGGTTTAACTGGAGCAGGAACAATACGAGAATTGGATCGTATTAATAGAGGAACGAGCGGTGTTCCAGTTACACCACCAGGATTTGGTGGAATTGCCTAATAAATAATCACACTGAAAAACTCTTCGGGACATTATGCCTTTACCAAAGATTGCTACGCCAACTTATGAACTTGAGTTGCCATCCACAGGAAAACTAATTCAGTACAGACCCTTTCTAGTCAAGGAAGAAAAACTTCTTGTCATTGCACTTGAGAGTGATAGTACGAAACAGATTACAACTGCAATCAAATCTGTAATAAAAAATTGTGTATTGACAAAGGGTGTTAAGATTGAAGATCTTCCTACGTTTGACATTGAATATTTGTTTTTAAATATTCGTGGTAAATCTGTTGGTGAAGACATTGAAGTTAACATTGTCTGCCCTGATGATGATGAAACAAGTGTTACAGTGAATGTAAACCTTGACGATATCCAAGTTATCAAGAGTGATGATCACACTGATAAAATAAAACTTGATGATAAGATCATGATGCAGATGAAATATCCATCGCTTGATCAATTTATCAAAAACAATTTTGATATCAGTGATAAAAATGTGATGGATCAATCATTTGAGTTGATCGCATCATGCGTAGATAAAATCTTCACTGAAGATGAGGTTTGGACTACCTCTGATTGCACTAAGAAAGAAATGAATGATTTCTTGGAGCAAATGAATTCATCACAGTTTAAGGAGATTGAGGCATTCTTCCAGACGATGCCCAAGTTGTCGCATACAATTAAAGTGACAAACCCAAACACTAAGGTTGAGAGTGAAGTTGTCTTGGAGGGACTGGCATCTTTTTTCGCCTAGGGATGGTTCATATGAATCTTGAGAACTACTTCAATCTCAACTTTGCCTTGATGCAGTTCCATAAATATTCATTAACAGAAATAGAAAACATGATGCCCTGGGAAAGGGATATATATGTTGCTATGTTAATGAACCATCTTGAAGAAGAAAAACTAAAACAGCAGCAAGCGAATGCCTTCGGATGAAACCCAATCAAATCCAATAGAACCTAGAAGGCGTCGTATTTCTGCTGAGAGTTTTCGCACGGGAAGAAATATTGTAAGTTCCGCTCAAATTCAGCAGCAAAATTTACTAGGAACAAAACTTGCTGATAACATTGCAACTTTAGATAGAAGAGTTGCATTTAATGAAAGAAAGATAACGATATTAAAAAACATTCTTGGATATCAGAAGAGTGATCTAAAACAAAACCTTGCAGCAGTCACTCCTCAAGCGGTGATGCTTAGAAATCTTGATGCAATCCTTGAAACTCTGAGGGCAGAGGCAAAGATTGAGAAACAGGAAGAGGAATTTAACAGAAAGAAAGCGGAAAATACAAAGAGAAGACTAGAGGAAAATCGTGTTGAGAAGAGATATGAAAAACTTAGAAAGATAACGACTACGATTTTAGCACCAGTCAAAAGTATTATTGATGGTATTATCCAAGCGTTTTTGGGATTAGTGCTTGGAAAATTCTTAGTAAGATTATTAGACTTCTTTACTGATTCAAAGAACAAAAAGAAAATTGAGTCCCTAACAAGATTCTTCTCAGACTTTGGTCCTAAGTTATTAACATTATATTTAATGTTTGGAACAAAGTTTGGCAGAGCAGTTGGTAAACTCAGTTCATTAATAATCAAAGGTGCTATTAGGTTGGGTGCAGCGTCTCTCATGCTGCTTAAAAAACTTGGCATCAAGGGAGCTGGTGGTCTCGCCCGAGGGTTGATGGGAAGACGTGGTGGTAGACTTGGGACACTCATACAACTTGGTGCCACCGCTGCAACTTTCTTCGCACTGGATAAATTTGTAAGTGGAACACTCAGAGGGAACGAAGAAGAGGAGGAAGAAGAGCAGGGATATCGTGATGGTGGTGAGGTTATAGGAAAGTTTGGTATTGATAATATACCTGCAATGCTTAGTGATGGAGAGTTTGTGCTTGTTCCTGGTGCGGCAAAGGAATTGGGCATCCCATATCTTGAAAGATTAAACAAGAGACATGGTGGTGATAATGTACCAGAGTCAAGGAAAGGAACTGTATATGCTAATGAAGGTGGTTTTATTGGCAATATGATGAGTGCCATTCGTAGCACTGGTATGGTCATGGCACCATCTGGAACTCAGTATCAAGATAAAGCAACGAAACAATTCCAATTGTTTGGAATGCCAGTCCCATTTACCAGAAGGGAATCTGGTTATACCGATGAAGATATCAATAGATTTAACAGAACAAATCCAACTCGTATGTTGGAGAAGTATAAAACATATCCTTCATATCATACACCTGAATTAGAGAAAAGATATAAAGATAAAGGAATCTTGGATGCTTATTATGCAGATGCTGTTAGAACAGTTCCAAGAACCACACCACTTGAACCACTGATCCCTGGAAGAGAAAATAATACGGATTCATTTGAATCTACAGGCAATGCTGCGCTTGATGAAGCGATACAGAATGCAAGAGAGATTGGTGAAATGACAGGCACCAGTGGACTTATGGAAACTGTTGAGGGAATCGGACGTAAGCAACAACAGTATTATGATCAAATGTTGGAGCAAATGCGACAATCAGGATCATCTGGCGCAAACGAAGTGATACCCATGGGAGAGTCACGTCGTCGTATATTAGGTCCTCAATCATCCGTTCCGAGGAGGAGACAAGCAACTATTGCAAAATCATCTCCCCGTGTCATGATGCCTGGCACACCCATCGCCCAACAACCAAGGGTAATGGTGGTTGATGGAGGCACTAACTCTGTCGATACAACTGAACAAGTATCACCCAATCCACAGATACCACAGTTCTCTCACATGGGACACTCCATGAATAAATTGGATACCCTGGGGATAGGATAAGATGATTAATTATCAGAAACTTCTCAACACGACTCAGAGCACTGATACCCAGTCAGCGCAACCAAGACAAAGTTTTTTTGCGAAGGCAAATATAAAATTAGTATCGATTAAAAATTTATTAGCAGGAACACTTGCGGTTGAGAAAACAAAGCTTCAGCAGAAAAAAGCAAGAGAATTGCAAGAGAGGAGAGAAAAAACTGAGGAAAGACTTGAAACAAAACCAGGAGCAGAAAAAGATAGAGGATTGACTAATAGGATTCCAAGAGTAGGTGGAATGGGAGTCCTTGGGTGGTTTAAAAATTTTATTGGAAGCATATTACTTGGATTCTTACTTACCAAATTATTAGGTGCTAGATCATTCCTTGAGGGTTTCCTAAAAACAATGAATAATGTGAGTTCATTCCTGGCAAATTTTGGAATGGCTCTTGTCAATGGATTTGCCACCTTTGTCAATGCTGGATATGAAGCCTATGATGCAACAAAAGGTTTCTTAAAAGATCTTGGTGGAGAAGATTTAGAAAAATTATTTGAAGGATTCATGGACAAGGTGTCCATGCTTGTCGATGCTTTAATAATTGCTTCTCTGATCAAAGGAAGTGGTGATTTTGGACCAGGAAGAAGGCGTAGAAGAAGAGGACCTGACTTTCCTGATCCACGCGGACCTAGAGGTCCCAGGGGTCCGGGACCAAAACCTCCAAAACCAAAACGCCCAACGGGTGAAAGAAAACCGAAAACAAAACCAGAAGGACGTAGACCGAGATTTGATATAAGCAGATTGGTTCAGTTGGCTGCAGCGGTTGGTGGTGCTGTTGGTCTAGGTGTATTAACAAGAGGAAAAGGGAGAGCACTTCTCAGACTTTTATCGCGGGCAGGAGTTAGAGTTCCCTCAAAAGTTCTTGAGAGAACCGTCAGCGAATCTATTAGAGATCCTAAAAAAATAACAAAAGGATATGGAAGGGGCAGAAAGGCTGGTGAGATGGTGGGTGAGGTGCGAGAAGAGATGATGGTTGGTGGTGGAACACGCACTGGAGGCGGTGGAACACGCACTGGTGGGGGTGGTGGTCGCAGTGGTGGTGGGACGGCTACCGCCACTGGTCCAGAGAGTCAAGGACCACAACCATTTAGATATAGAAAAGGTGATTATTTTAGGGAAGGTCCTAGGGATATCAATATATTTAAACATTTAACCCTCCAAAGTTTGAAAGGAAAAGAGAGACTTAAATTTATGATGGATGAACTCATTAAGGGTTCAATAAACGCTGATACTTTTCAAAGATTTGTGTTTGACGAAGCTAAAGCAGGACGATTAAGTAAGGATGATTTTGCTAAATTTACGGGAGTTGGTTCAAAATCATCAGCACAAAATTTAAGTGCAACTGCAAGAGCCATTGATGATGCCAGAAGAGACCTGGCAGAAGATATCGCATCACGGTCAGGAATGGCTGATTTTGAAAGAAGGGTTAAATCTCCTACCCAGCAGATGATCGATAGATTGCCTACAAATAGGGAGATAGCAAAAGCAAGATTAGCACGTAGCAGAGGTAGTATTGAATTTGAAGGAATGGATGATGAAGAAATCGTAGAATATCTTATGAAGAAAAAAAGGCGTCGTAATATTGCTAATATAAGAAGACAAAGAAGACTTGGAGGAATAGTTCAAGGAGCACAACAATCAACTAGAAATATTTTTAGAGCAGCTAGAGGTGCATTAAAAAAAGTGCCTCTTAAAATTCCTATTCTCTTCGGTCTCCTTGATTTTGCATTGGCATACTTAGCAGGTGATCCAGTTGGTAGGGCAGCATTTTCTGCCATAGGGGCAGGTCTTGTTGGCGCTGTGGCAACTGCAATTGGATCTGCACTACCTGGTATAGGAAACATTATCCTTGGTGCAATCGGAGGAACTGTTGGTGCAATGGCTGGTGAGGCACTTTATGATTTCTTCTTTACTGGACAAACTCCAACTGTAAGAAATGAGGCATTGACTGAAGAAGAGAGAGAAATGTTGACTGGTGGTGTTGACCCCGACCTTCTGCCAAAATCTAATACACCAAATCCATCTTTTGATCCATTACTTCATGGTACACCACCTGATGGTATTCCGTATGCAGATGATCCAAGTCAACAACCGGGACTAGGTGAGGAAGTTCCATTTGACTCAGATTTTCTGAACCAAGATGCAGAAGGATTGACTGAACAACAAAGAAAAGCACTTGAAGATAACTTACAAAGTTTCAATTTTAATAAAGGAAAAGATTTACTCGCAGCATACAATAATTTAAGAAACTTTACCTCCTACGAAAACCCACTGGGGACAAATACGTTTATAATTAGTAGGAATGAAATCAACTCTAGCAGTCCTCCATCCCTCTCTATGCCAAGTGGTGGTTCACCAAATCAGGTTGCATTAATTGATCCTGGCAGATCATTAATGTATAAACTATCGTAAATAGAACGGGGATATAATTAAAATGGAAAAAACTTCAAGAGACGCATTACCAGCAAGTATAGAAACGATATCCATAGTATCAAATGAAGATCCCTCAAAGTCAGTAGAACTTGCGGGAAAAGGTCTTGCATCTTTCTATTACCATGAGAGTATTTTGGAAGATACTGTCAAAGCTGATTTGTCTTATGTTGATACAGGAAACGTAGAAAACATCGGAAAAAATGTCCTTGAGGGATTGCCAATTGTTGGCACAGAAAAAGTTACAATCAAATTCACTGACAACTCTGGTGTTAAAATTGGCGCTAGTCCTAAGTTAGAATTATATGTTAATTCAGTGAATCCCGTGTATGATGATACAAGAAAGGGAGTCGTGGGTCTGTCACTTGTATCTAAGGAGTTCATTCTTAATGAAAAAATTAGATTAAGACAGAGATATGATGGTCCAATATCTGATAATGTTAAAAAGATATTGACAGATCAATTACCAGAGGGTCTTGCTACTGAAAAGGATGTTAGTGATTTTGATGATTCTCAGGGGGACTATAGTTTTATAGGTAATAATTTAAAAAGTTTATATACCATAAATTGGTTATCGAAAAAATCAGTGTCATCCAAGCAGAGTAAAGGAAGTTCTGCTGGATACTTTTTCTATGAAACTTCTCAAGGATATCACTTTAAATCTATTGATAGTCTGCAGGGACAAGAACCAAAGAAAAAAATTGTTTATAATGAAGTAACGGATCAGTCATCAAACGGCGGAGGTGAGGATTATGATTACAAAGCTTTAGAATATTCAAAGGACAATCTCGTTCAGGCTCAAAACAAATTTAGATTTGGTGCATATTCTACAAGACTTGTATGTTTTGATCCATTTAATTGTGAGTATCAAGTCATCGAACAATCTGCAGAGGAGAATGAAAGACTTGATAAACTTACCTTAGGTGGCAAAAAACTTCCCAAACTGAATCAAGAATTTAGAGTTACTGGTGACAAGAAAGACTTTACGAGGACAACGTATGCTCTTCTTGACACGGGAACACTTCCTACTGGAGATGTTGAAGAGCAGATAGAGAAATCAAATGAGGAAAACTTTGACTTGCGAAACGTATTGAACCAATCTATAATGAGGTACAATCAGTTTCTTGCATTCTCAGCATCCATCACTATTCCGGGAGACTTCTCACTTCACGCAGGAGATGCCATCACCTTAGATGTTCCTCTTCTTCAGCAAGGAGACACCCGCGATGTTAGTGCAAGGGATTCGGGTCTATATATTATAACTGATTTAACTCACTTCATCTCTGGTAGTGATACGCTTACAAAACTATCTCTCGTCAGAGACTCAACAGGTAAAAAGAGGCAAGGTTAATGGACAGTATCGAAAAGCATATTGAAGAAGATAAGAAGATCCTTCAAGATCCGACAACAAATCCACAAATGCGTCGTCACATTGAGGGCGAACTGCATGAACTAGAAGAATACGTAGAGCACCATAAGAAAGAAATTGAAGCAGGAGATCATCACGATCCCACTTACTTGGAACTCTTCTGCGATCAGAATCCATCTGAACCAGAATGTTTAATTTATGACGATTGATGAAGTCTTCACTTTTTAACTCTGGATTCCTAGGTGCGGATTTTGAGTGGTGGATTGGACAGGTAGTTGATGAAAAACATTGGAGAGATAATCAACTACCCTCTAAGCATGAAGATCCATCAGAGAATCCAGGATGGGGATACAGATATAAGGTAAGAATTATCGGTCTGCATGACCGGGATGAGGAGAGTATTCCCTCTGACCAATTGCCCTGGGCTCAGGTCATGTATCCCATCACTGCTGGTGGTGGACAGGCAGGATCATTTCAAACACCTAACATTAGACATGGTAACTTTGTATTTGGATTCTTCCTTGATGGATCTGACATGCAGGTCCCTGTCATTATGGGCGTGCTTGGCAATAATGCCAAGACAAAATTATCTAGAGGTTCTTTTGGATTTACTCCAACCAGTGGTTTAGTAAACCTTGATCCTAGAGAGATTGATGCTGCAAAAACATCAGAGAATCAAGATATCAGAGCAAAGGATGGTGATCTATATTCCATAAAACCTGCTACAGATAATGTCGCAAAAGAAGCTTCTGATAGTGTACAATTAACCGCTGCCTCTGACATTATCAGGCAAGAAAAAGCATGTGAGAAAGTCCCTCTCAGAACCACCGAGAATCAGTTTCAGTCCTCTATCAAAAATATACAAACTGATATTGAGAAGGCAACTTCTAAAATCAATAAGTATATGAATGCAATTACAAGTTACACTGATGCGGTAACTTTTCGTTCGCAAAACCCACGTTTGATTATCAAAGACGCATCGCGGGTCATTGCAAGACATATGAAACCCATTCTTAATTCGATTCAGTTAGAGGCACAGAAGACACTGAATAAGGAAATGAGAGCAGCAGTTTCTGCATTACCATCTTCTGAGAGATATTTAATGTCAGAAATCAAGGAAGAGATGCATGAGTTGACTAATTGTTTGTTCGGTCAACTGTCTACCAATCTTTCGAGTTTGATTGAGGGTCTCTTACTTGATGCAATCAAACCTGATGACCTTGAGAAGAGGGCAAGAGATGCTGCAGATAATCAACAAGAAGATCCTTTTGGAGAACCAAAAGTACCTGAGGTTCCTATCTGTTCTGCAGAAGTTTTGATTGGTGATGTCATATCATATAATTACGACAAGATAGATGACCATAACAATAATCTTCTTGCTGGTGCAAATGAATTTTTGAAAGATATGAACGAGAAGGTTTCATCTGTTCTTGGCGTTGTTGACAAGGTGAATCAGGGACTTGGACTCCTTGGCGCTCTGTCAAACATTCCCAATATCAAAACAAATATGGCAGCTGCAATGTTGTTTAATGCAGTCAAACCTGAAATTTTTGGATGCGATTTCCAACCAGATTTCTCAGTTAATGATGA